TGACTGGGAGCACAAGTTCAAGACCCTACAGGGCTTGTTCAACGCCGAGGTTCCGAAACTGCAAAGTCAGGTCAAACAGCTCAACACCCAGATCACCGAGGCGCAAACCTCAGTGGCTGAGCAGAAAGCCAAAAACGATCAGGCCAAGGACGAGAAGCCCGAAGCAAACCCCAAGGACGTCGAAGATTTCGGCGCTGATTTGGTGGAGATGATCCAACGCCAGTTACAAGGACCAATTCGTGGCCTTAGCGCAAAGATCGACGGTATGTTGTCGCCGCTTGCAGAACGCTTGCGGCAGCTTGAGGCGCAAGTCGAAGGCACCAGCAACACCGTCGCTATTACCGCAGAGGACTTGTTTTTTGATCGGTTGTCCAAGGCCATCCCAGAGTGGGAAGCCTTGAACGTCGATCAGCGGTTCATGAGCTGGCTGGCCGAAGTAGACCCTGTCTACGGCGAGCCACGGCAAGCTGCCCTCGCTGTCGCAAGACAGAACTTGGACTCAGCCCGTGTCACGTCCGTGTTCAACGCCTTCAAAGCCGCTCACCCCGCCAAACAGCCGAAAACCGACACCTTGTCGAAACAGATCAGTCCGAAGTCGGGCTCTGCGTCTGTGACCCCTGTAACCGGCGACAAACCGGTGATCACGCAAGCTGACATCACGGCGTTTTATCACGACGTGGCCGTTGGGCGATACAGGGGCCGCGACCAAGAGCAGGCCGACAAGGAAGCCGTTATCAACCTCGCGTTGTCCGAAGGTCGCATCCAGTAAGCCGACCCCGTCAACGCAAATAGCTAGGAACTATCATGGCCCAAATTTTCCCCGTCTCTGGTGCGTTCGCCGCTGGCAATCTGGCCACGACTGATTCGTACTCCGGCAAGTTCATCCCTGCGGTCTGGGCTGCAAAGCTGAACGCCAAGTTCTACGCCGCTTCGATCTACGGTGAGATCGCCAACACCGACTGGCAAGGCGAAATCTCCGGCATGGGCGACAAGGTGTACATCAACACCGCGCCTACCATCGCCATCGCCAACTACACCGTGGGTCAGAACTTGACCTATCAGGTGCCTACGCCTGACATGCAGGAACTGTTGATCGACAAGGGCAAATACTTTGCCTTCCAGATCAACGACGTGCTGGAGTTTCAGGCCAAGCCCAAGTTGATGGACATGTTCGCCACCGACGCTGCCGAGCAGATGCGTATCGCAGTGGACTCCCAAGTTCTCTACGGCACCGTCTTCGGCGCTGCTGCGGCCAACAAAGGTGCCACCGCCGGCGTGAAGTCTGGTTCGTACGCTCTGGGTACCGACGCCGATCCAATCGTTCTGACCGCCGCTAACGTGGTCCAGAAGATTTTGGAACTGGCCTCTGTGATGGACGAGCAGAACCTGCCCGACGAAGGTCGCTATCTGGCGATTGACCCAGCGACCCGTGCGATCTTGTTCCAGTCCGAGTTGGCCAAGGCTTACTCGACCGGCGACCAGACCAGCCCGGTGCGCAACGGAAAAGTCGGCAAGATCGACCGCTTCGACGTGTTCGTGACCAACCAGTTGCCTCGCGCTGCTGCCGGTACCGCCACCCCTTGGATTTCCGGCGACGGCTCCGAGAACTCGGTTACCTCCACCGGTACCGTGGCCAAACGCAAGGTCATTTTCGCCGGTCACAAGAGCGCGATCACCTTCGCCTCGCAGATCACGAAAATGGAAGAAGTGCGCAACCCCAACGACTTCGGCGACTTCGTGCGCTCGTTGAACGTGTACGGCTTCAAGTCGGTGGCCAATCAGGCGCAGACCCTGCTGATCGCCGCCGGTTAAGCGTTGTCGCTAACCTGTTAGTGTGTTAGAGTAAGGCCCGGTCACTGTACCGGGCCTTTTCTTTTGTGGGGCACACCGATGAAGCAACTCCGAGACTTCCATCCGAAAATCCTGCCCTATGTGAGCGGGGTGCCGGAACCAACGCTGAACGCCGCGCTTGTCGACGCCGCCATCCGTTTCTGTGAGGACACCCGTGCCCTCACCGAGCGCCTGCCTCCGATCACAACCGCGTATGGTGTCAGCGGCTACGACCTGCCAGTGCCCACAGGGTACCGAGTCTCGATGGTTCGCCACATCTGGCGCAACGGCCAGAAGATGTATCCCAAAGGCGCCGACTCAATGCCTGCCCCGTCGGACAACCACGGCACCCCTCTGTTTTATTTCGGTCGACACCAAGCCGGACGGTTCGAGATCGGGGTCTACCCGACACCGGACGACAACAGCTACGAACTCGTCGCCGAAGTCGCATTCGTGCCCGAGCGTGACGCGCTGAGCCTTGACGACGACCTCTACGAGCTGTGGATCGACGCTATCCGAGTCGGCACCCTCGCGTACATCTACGCCATCCCCGGCCAGCCGTTCAGCGACCTGCAACTGGCGGCGCATTACGGCGCGTCCTTCCTTGCAAAGACCGCCGACGCCAAGCGTCGACTCAGCTTTGGCCGCGTGGAAACCTCACACACAATCAAACAAAGGCCCATGATATGAGCGTGACCGCTGCCAGCATCGTCTACGAGGTGCAGCGCGCCATGAACGACCAATCGGGCGTGCGCGTCCCCGCCGCTGACGTGGTCAGGTTGCTGAACCGCGCCCAGCGCGACATCGCCCTGTCCCGCCCCGACACCACGGCCACGTACCTCGTGTTCAACACGGTCGAAGGTTACAAGCAGACCCTGCCCGCCAACGTGGCTGTGCTGATCAGCATACCCGCCAACACAAACGGCGACATGCGTATGATCAGTCGCGTGACGCAGAGTCTGCTTGACTCGACCGTCCCCGATTGGCGCTCCGGCATTCCCTCGACAGAAGTCGCCCATTTCGTCTACGACATGCGTACCCCGCGTACGTTTCTCGTCTACCCCAAAACACTCGAGGGTGTGCAGTTGACAATGGAAGCGTCGCTGTACCCCGTGGACATCGCCATCCCCACCAGCGGCGACACATCCAGTTCGGTCGTTGGCAACATCACCTTGGCCGACGAGTGGTCGACCGCGCTGCTGAACGTGACGATTTATTACGCCTATCTGACCGACTTGGAAGGGGTGAGCAACCCCGCACTTGCTTCCGGTTATCGCGCCATGGCCGAGCAAATTATCGGCACCCAACTGCAAGCATCAATCCAAGCTGAAAAGCGCGACGGAGCACCAAAATGACCCAACGGTTTAAGAACAAGGCTCGCTCGACCCTGGCCGGCACGATCAACGCAGCGGCCACGACGATCCTCGTACCATCCGGCCAAGGCGAGCGATTTCCTACCGCAAACATGGGCGTCGGCGAAACCGGAGACTGGTTCAAGATCACGCTGGAGAACAACCTCGGCGAAACCGAGATCGTCAAAGTGCGAACCCGCGCATCGGGCAGCGACATCTTGGCCGACGTTCAACGTGCCCAAGATGGTACAGCGCCTTTGCCGTGGACCGCCGGTTCAGGTTCCAGTGCGACAATCGTGGCCCTTCGTTTGACCGCCGCCGACGTTGAAACTGCGTTCGCAGTTACGCCGGACGTCGCGTCAGTGCAAGACGTGACAAACCTAATCATCCCCATCACGAACATCGGCCCCATCTGGCACGACGATTACGCGTCCGTCTTGACTTGGCGAACCATGGGTACGTTCACGGGCTATGCCAGTCAAAATCTCGGTCAGGTCGCCTACTTCGATAGGGGAACGCCGCCTCCCGGATGGATGGAAAGTTCAGGTCAGGTCATTTCCACTGCGTATGCCGCCCTCATCGCCTTTCGTAGCAGCGATGTTTTGCTCGACATGCGCGGTGAAAGCATCATGGGTTGGGACAACGGACGCGGCGTAGACAACGGACGCGCCTTCCGCTCGTGGCAAGCCGGGCAGAACAAGTCACATGCCCACTTGCTCTACATGAACCACGGCGGCGCTCACTCCCACACCGTGCGAGCCGGTCAATCGTGGACCGGCGGCGGATCGGCAAAGCTGGCGAACTCGAACCACTCATCAGACAACGCGCACGAACCCGATGGCGCTTTCGCGTCGGCCGACTCCAACCACACCCACACCGGTTGGATCGGCGCCGATGGCGGCACTGACACCCGGGTCCGAGGCCATGCACTGCTCGGTTGTATCAAATTTTAAGGACGCAACATGACTGGTAAACTCGTACTCCAACTGGATACCGAAGGGTATTTCATAGGACTCGCACAAGCCGTGGCGTCACCACTTGAACCGGGCGTGTTTCGCCTGCCCGGTGGGTGCATCGACGCCGCCGCGCCTGTTGTCGCGCAGGGCCACAGGGCAAAGTGGAACGGCGGCAAGTTTCTCATGGAGCTGACCGCACTTGAGCCGACTCCCGGCGCAGACCCTGACCCAGAACCAACAACGCAATTTGAAATCGACAAGCGCCGGTACATGCGCCGCGACGCTGTGAAGGGTATTCTGATCGCAGAGATGGCCGCTGAGAACATGGTCCGCGTGCGCGCCGGGGAGTGGACTGTTCCCGAGCTGATCGGACTGGCCAACGACCCCCTGCTTGTGCAGGTGCAAGGCTACATGAACACGCTGAGCTTTGAGCTGGCAGCACAAGCGTTGGCAAGCAGCGACCACCCACTGCTGACGCAGGAAATCAAAATGGGTTGGGTTGAGAAACTCCAAGCCGCGTTCTTCTTGAACTAACCTCACCGTAAAGGTATCATCGGACGAGACACGAACTGTAAGACTAACATGTCAAAAATCCACATCAAAGGGTTTCGCGGCGCGGTTCCTCGCTCTAGTGAGCGGCTCCAGCCTCAAAACTTCGCAAATCAAGCTAGAAACATCAAGATTTCCAGCGGCAATATCGTGCCCATGCTTGGTCCACTTTGGATGGGTGACACGGGTACCGCCGCGTCCGAGTCGCTGTGGCGCTACCGCGTGACGGTCAACGGTGTCGATCATGATCACTGGTTCACGTTCGCTAAAGACACCGACACGGTCACCGCACCAACCAAAGACAACAACAACGGATTGGTGTATTGGACCAGCAAAGGCGACGAGCCACGCATGTCAACGCTTGCTGCTGCGATCAACGGCTCCGGTGTGTATCCCGCCGCATGGTTCGCACTTGGTACACCCAACCCACTCACCGCGCCGACCGTGACCGTCACAGGCGGCTCTGGCACGCTGGCCCCGCGATACTACATCTGCACGTACGTGACGCCGCTGGGGGAAGAAAGTGGCCCTTGCCCAGCCAGCGCCATTGTCACCGGCTACCCCAACGGCACATGGACATTGGGTGCCCTGCCGACAGCCCCACCGAACACAGGCACCGTGACAGCCATCACCTTGCTTGGCACCGGCCATGTACGACTCACCCTTAACACCGTGTTTGGGATTGTCGTGGGCACCGGCGTTAGTATCAACGGCGTGGTCCAGTCGGTCAGCGGAACGCTGGAGGCCGGTATCAACGGCGAACACGTCGTGACGGGCGTCAACCTCACGTCAAACTACATCGACGTGTACCTGCCCAACCAGAACACGCCAACAACTCCGACCGGCACATGGGGCCGCTCGGCGCCGTTCAACACGGCAGGCATGACAAAACGACTGTACAGGTCAGCCGGCACCGGCGCTGCTCCAAAGTTCGTCACAGCGATTGCCGTTGCCCTGACCACCTATGTCGACGCGGTTGTCGACACCGCCCTCGGTGCAGAGTGCGAGAGCTTGTCCAACTTGCCACCGCCCGGCGACCTCACTTGTTTGATCTCATTGCCCAACGGGGTCATTGCGGGCATATCGGGAAACGAGCTGTGTTTCAGCGACCCGTACAAACCCTATTCATGGCCGGACAATAACCGCTACTCGTTTTCTGGCCGGGGTGTGGCACTGGCTAAAGCAGCCAGTAGCGTGATGGTCCTGACCGACACATTACCCATCCTGTACACCGGAGGTGACCCGGCAGCGATGAGCCCGACAACCATGGAGACGTACGCCCCATGCGTGGCCAAACGAGGCGTCGTTCAGATCGGCGGCGGTGCCATATACCCGTCACACGATGGCCTTTGGTTGGCGTCCCCATCGGGCGTGAACCTTCTTTCCCGCAGCTTGTATCGGCTAAGCGACTGGTCGGCTCTCGCGCCGACTACGTTCGTGGCTGTGTACCACGACGGCCAGTATCTCACCGTGCACACCCCCGTTGGTCAGACAGAGAAAACGATACTGGTACTTGACATCGCGGAACTCGACAGCGCCGTGACAGTGGACGACTACGCCGACGCACTGTACCGGAACGACTATGACGGCAAGCTCTACGTGACCAAAGGTGCCCGCGTTTTCGCGTGGGACGCCAGCGACAGCCAGCGTTACGTCACGGAATGGACCAGCGTCGAGATGCAGATGAGCGTGCCGCGCAACTTTTCGCACGCGCAGGTCCACGCCGACTTCGGCACATTTGTCGCGCCCGATGAATCAATTCTCTTGGCAAACAACGCCCTGCTCGACGCCGCAACGGACACCGTCGGCGGCGATATGCTTAGCGACGAATTCCTCAGTCTTGAGCTGAACAGCTCCAACATAGGACAGTACGCAGCAACGACCCCGCGCACTGTCCAGTTCGTGCTTTATTCGGGCGATACCCCGGTTTACTCGCGCTTGGTGACCAGCTCCCGCCCATTCCGCCTGCCCGCTGGCTACAAAGTGGAAACGCTGCGCATCGGCATCAACACCAGCGTCGAGGTCTACAGCGTGACCATCGCCGAGTCAACCGAAGAACTGGCCGTGGCGTCGGGTTCAGCATGAGCGCGAAGAAACCGGCCATCCCGTCCGTGCGTATGGGCCGCGCCGATCTGGACCAGTTCTTTGCCGCGACCAAGGCCACGCTCGACGCGATGACCGGCCAAGCGAATAACGTAGAACGCCTGCCGCAGCTCGCGACCACAGCCACACTGCCCGAACTCATTGCGCAGTTCAACAAACTAACGGAGCGCATGCAATGATTGTCTTGGGGTACGTCGGCGAACATAAAGGCGAGGGCTTTCTCGCGTGGGCCGGCTGGGCGATCATTCGCGTGGCGCAGGTTTTCTATCCATGGCGCAAGGTTACGCACACCGAAATATTGATCGCCGGCAAGCCCGACGCGGCCACCATCGCGAGCGCAACCATGCTTGATGGTCGACAGGTGCGAATCAAGGAAGGCGTGAAGCTCAACCCGACGCACTGGATGGCCGTCTACGTCCCTGACACGCCCGAACGAAACACAACGCTGGCGCACTACTGGTTTTTGGCCCACGCCGGCGCCCCCTATGACTTGCGCGGCGCTGTCGGATCAACCCTGCGGGGATTCGGTCAAGCTGCCGGCTCTTGGTTCTGCAACGAGTCGTGCGGCGCCGCAATGGGGCAGATCAAGCCCCACCTTCGCCCGCCGGCAGGCTTCATCGCGTGGTGCCTGTCTTTGGACGGCGCTCGGGATATGACGGCTGAATTTTTCCGTGAGAGCGCAAGCGCATGACACCCGCAGAGAAAGCCGACATTGAGGCGCTGAGAGAGGCGATCAAGCACATCAATGAACGCGAGTTGCCGCAACGGCCAAAGCTCACGACCGACCAGCAAGCATTGCTGATGGATGGGGTTGAGGTTGTCGCCATGTTTCGCGCTCTAAAGAAGTTCGGTGTCCCGGCTTTCAATCTGGCGGTGACAATCGCGGGCCTGTGGTGGGCTGCTGAAAAGTTCTTCGGCGGGAGCGGCAAATGAAGCAGATAGCTCAGGTTGTCGGGTGGTGGATCAAGAGCGGCTGGGTCGCTGCTGTGCTGCTCGTTCTGGGCGGCGCGGCGTATGTTGAAAATCAGAAGCTGCCGGTGGTGTCGGAATTCAATCTTCTGACCATTCGGCGAATTGGCGATGTTGTCTACGTATCCGGCCAAATGTCTAAGCCTTGGTGGAAATCTCAGTGCGCGTTCCGGGAGGCAAATATTGTCTATGCAGACATGACGTATGGGCCGATTGGATTTTCAGCAGATGCCATTTTGCCTGGGAGCAAGTAACTCAGCTCGGGTATTGGCGCTACATAGGTAGCGCGTATGGCCAAGGGACTTGGGAAAAGGGTATTGAAAAATGACCGAGCAATTTGCATCTATCGCAAAGCAGCGCGGCAAGGTGGTAACGCTGCTGGTGGTCTGCGCGTTCGTGCTGTGCATGTTTCACCCAGAAGTCACGCCGCTTGTGTGGGGGCCGACCGCGCTGGCTGTTGGTGCGCTGGCGGGCGTTGAGGCTTGGGCCACGAAAGGTGCCACATGAAACCTATTCCGAATTGGCGCGAAGTCCTCAAGCGGGCGTGGTCATTCCGGCTCGCCGTTCTGGGAGCCATATTTTCAGGAGTCGAAATTGTTCTGCCTTTTTATGTTGAGTCCTTCCCTCGCGGGGTCTTTGCTGCAATGTCTTTTGTTGCCGCCGTGGGTGGTGGCCTTTCTCGATTCGTCGCCCAACAAGGGATCACAAAATGAAGATCAAAATCCCGACTAGCGCAGGCAAGCGTGTTGCAGCCATCGCAGCGATTGCCGCGACTATGGCCGTTCCTTTCGAGGGCTTGCGCCAGTACGCCTACTACGACCCACCGGGCATTCTGACAGTCTGCTACGGCCACACGGGCGGGGTTATCAAAGGCCGCAAGTATTCACTCGACGAGTGCAATGGCTTGCTGTCGTCGGACATGCTTGACGCGGTTCTGACTGTCGAACGCTGTGCGCCGGGGTTGCCGGTTGATACCGCCGCCGCGCTGTCTGACGCAGTGTTCAACATCGGGCCGAAGATCGTTTGCAATACCGGCGCAAGCACCTTGGCTCGAAAGCTCAAGGCAGGCGATGTGCGCGGCGCGTGCGATCAACTGTTGCGCTGGGACAAAGCTCGGGTGGCTGGCGTCATGGTGTCGCTTCCCGGCCTGACAAAGCGGCGCAAGGCAGAGCGGGACATTTGTTTGAGAGGCATCGCATGAACGCACTTTTGAAACTGTTCGACCCGTACCGCTGGCCCATCCTCGCTGCTGTCTGCGCCACGCTCATCGGCGCCGGTGCTGTATGGTTGAACGTCAAGATCGACGCCGCCTACAAGGCCGGCGCAAGCTCTGTCGAAGTCAACCAGCTCAAGGGGGAGGTCGCTACCCTCAAGGGCATTTCTGCTGCCAACAAGGAGAGCACCGATGCGATACAGAAAAACCTGCGGGTCATTGGCGATGTCAACGCTCGTGTTGATCGCGCTGACCGCCTGCGCAAACAAGACCTCGCCAGCTTCGACGGACGTGTACAGCGAGCTGCTGAGCCCGCCGTCCGTGCCTATGCCGGCCAAGCCGAGCGAGATATTGGAGCGGTGGAAAGCCAGCGAGATGGATTCGCAGCAGAGGCGGTGCAAGCGAGCGCGGCTGCTTGGGGATTCAACGACACCCTGCAAGCCCGCCGAGACGCCCTCACTGCCCAGCGCAAAGCCCTGAAACCCACGGAGAAATGACCATGAAACGACTCTTTACCCTTGCCCTGATGGGCCTCATGTTGACCTTGACCGGCTGCGCCAGTTCAGGGTTCAACGTCGCCACCAGCGCCAACACCGACCGCGCCAACGCATATCAGGAAAACATCCTCTTGCAAGCGGCCAACGATCTGGCTGCAATCAATATGTGCTACCTGCGAGCGTCGGGCTACATGGTTTCCGGCACCGGCGACCCGGTACAAACTGGCTTCGGGAAAGTCGTGAAAGTCGGTGAACCCTCGTCAGACGTCGGCTGCACGGTGATGGCGATGGGCCTGCGCACGCAGTCCAACATGGCGACCCTGTTTGCCCCATTCATCGCTCAAACGGTCATGTCCCGTGTGCCTGCCGCCCCCGAAGAAATCGCGCAGAGCTTGATCGAGAAAGGCTTGCAGTTCTCCCTGTTGAAGTTCGGCATCGAGTCGGTCAGCAAAGTGGTGTCATCTGGCCAAGCCGCGCAAACGCAGATCGCCACACAAGGCATTGCCGCAGCGGGCAAATCGCCCGTGATTCTGACTATCCCCGAAGGCGGCAGCGCCTCTGTACTCGCGCCGTAACCCCACCTGTGCGCTGGCCTAAACTAACATGTTAGTGCATAATCGACCAACCTACACCCGAAGGCCACAGCCATGACTAAACAGCTAGACACTCTGATTGAACGCGGCGCATCTTGCGTCGGCGGCGACATTATTTTCCGTGGCAAGTCCATGGGCACCCTCAAAAACGAGGTGTTCGCGATCAGCTCCGAAGGCGAAGCCGAACTCGCCATCGACGAGGCGCCGATCAAAAGTGAAACCCCCAAGCCCCGCGCCACCAAGGCCAAGCCCGCCAAGGCCGAGCCCGCCAAGGCCGAGCCTGTGCCCGAAGTAGACATGGGTGACCTCGCCGACTTGGCCGACTTGGCTGGCCTCGATCAAGAGTAACCCATGACGACACCGGCGACCAACCCCGCTCTCACAACGGCGGTAACTACGCTGTTTCACGGGTCGGCGCTCGGTGTGCGTGACTTGTTAACCGAAAGCCTCGGCAAAACATTGACGCCCGAACTCGCGGCGTCAATTGAACTGGCGTCACGAGGATGCCATTTCACCGACAGGGTGAACGCTCTGGTCGCGCAGATGATCAACTTGCCGCCATCCGTCAACCCCATTACCCACTTGTTCGCCGATGGCATCGTCGCTCGCAAGATCGAACTCGCCGCTGGCGACACTGTTGTCGGCGCTCCACACCGGATTGAAAACATCGTGGTCATTCTCAAAGGGGTGATCGAGCTAGCAACACCCGCTGGAAAAATCACTTTGGTGCAAGGCGACATGTTGGCATGCCGACCCGGCACGCAAAACACGGTCGTCGCGGTTGAGGATTCAGCATGGGTCAACTTCTTTGCCAATCCGACCAACACGCAAGTGCCCGATGAACTGCTCTCCACGTTGTCATCCATGCACCCCGACGACGCCCACGGCGGAAAAAACAATGTTCAAGTGAAAGCGAACCAACTCGCTTTAGAAAAGGAAGCATCATGACGGTAGCATGGGTCGCAGTGGGTGTATCTGCTGTAGGGACAATCGCGACAACCAGCGCAGCTAGCAGCGCGTCAAAGCGAGCAAACAAATCCGCCTTGAGCGCCGCTGCAATGGAGCAGGAAACCGCCATGGCGACGCTGGACTACTACCGCGAGCGAGATAGCAAGTCGAACGCCTTGGCGGCGCAGGCAAACGGTATCGCTGGCCGCGTGGCCAAATCGCAGATCGCGTCGATGGACCAGCAAACGGCGCAGGCCGGTGAATATTTCTCCCGCTTGAAAGACAAGTTCTGGCCGGTGGAGGACGGGTTGGTTGAAGACGCCTTGGCCTACGACACCCCCGAGCGTCGCGCAGAAGCCTCGGGCACGGCCATGGCTGACATCGACACCCAGATGGGCATCACACGCCAAGACCGTAACCGCACCATGATGTCGATGGGCGTGGACCCGTCAAGCGCCAAGTTTGGCCGATCCGCCAATCAGGATTCGATCTCTATCGCAGCCAGCAAGGCGTCGGCAGGAAAAGCCGCTAGCGACAACATCGAGTCCACCGGGTGGGCACGTCGCTACGACGTATCCGCGCTGGCCCGCAACTTGCCACAAAACAGCAGCTCAGCCGCCAGCGGAGCGACCCAAGCCGGCAATTCGGCCATGAACGCGGCCTACGCCCCGCTGAACGCCTTCAACGGGCAAACGGGCATGATGGGGCAGGCCATGTCGAGTTACGGCGGCGCAATGTCGTCGTCGGCAGACCGCATTACCAGTATGTACAACAGCCAAGCCGCCGGGTACGGGCAAGCCGCCAGCGGCTGGGCGTCGATGGGTGGAAGCGCCTTGGGTATAGCCGCTGCGAACTACAAAACGAACAAC